AATATAAATTTTGTAGCTGGTGTAAATAGGTACACATAAATCCAACACCGCCAAAAGTTGCTAGTCCGTATTGATTAACACTCAACTCGTTTAAACCTAAGTTAATTTTATTGTCAACAAAACCGCATTTTAATAAAATATCATCAGTCAATTCAATAGGATTTGCTTTCCATTTCCCTCTAAATTTCTCATTAAATGTTATGCTTTTTTGCCGAATTTCAATTACCTTAATTAACTTCTCGGTATATTCTTCTTTGAAGATATTACCTATCCTAACTTTATTTGGCTGCATCATTTCTTAGCTTTCTTTGGCAAATAATACTTCTTGCGCTCCTTCAATGCCACCGCCTGTACCTTAGCTATTGAATCAGCATATTGCGGAACTTGTATTGTCATACCTTTGATTATTGCACCATCAAGATATTTCTTCGGTTGTCCGTTCGGGTTATTGGCTTTTCGTTTGATTTCTGTACTCATATAATTTATTTACTTGCAAAGATAGCTAAATAAATTAATTATAAACGAATAAACAATTTTAAGTTTTTAACGCATATGCAACATAGCTGCTGCCGTCTATATGGTGATTATTCTTGTCTATTGGCTGACCTGTTGGCTTGCCGTCCTTATCCAACATCCAGACGTATTGCGTGTATTCATTCCAAAGGTGGTCGCCCTCCGTACCTTCAACAACTGATACGTTGTAACCTTTCATTATTTCGATGCGTGTTTCAATGAAACCTTTGCCGTTCAAACCTTTCTTCACAACTCCCATAGCGGTAAATCCGCGCCTTAGCTGTGGGTACTTTTCTAAAGTATAGCTATCAAAGTCTGACTCATTGAATCCGTTCCGCATCTTGCTAATCATATACTCACCGATTGCACTATCTACTATTATAGTTTCTTTTGAAGTGAATCCTTGCTGACATAGCCATATCATCACGTCATTGAATCGCTTAGGCTCGTAATGTAGCGGCTTAATGATTAATTGGTTATTATGCGCCTTAACTTCACCTATTGCGCATGGATCCGTTCCTCCCCAATCGATGTAGTAATACTTGTTATACTCGATTCTGTTATATTCCTCTATGCTTATTCTATTCCAACCTGTGAATATTTGTCCTTTGATGCCAGAAGAACATAAGCCCTCTATTTCAGTTAGAAAATAGTGAGGGTTAAAATATGGGCTATCTCTATCTCCATAAGCCTCATATTCAGATATTAATTCCTTTGATAGATATGGATTATCACGGAACGAAGCTATAATGTATTCTACTCCTTCAATGTTTTTTGGGCTTAGTTTAAAATATCCGTCAATCTCATTTTGATTAAATTGTGGGTAGTCGGCTTGGGTAATTGGCTCTAAATTAAAATAACGCTTTATAACCCAGTGGTGCATTGTTGGCGTGTTCAAAATCATCCATATCCATGCTGGGTTGCCTCTTACACCCGACTTCCAAACATTAAAGCGGTCTTCATCTCTAATGTCTGCCATCTCTTCAACTACTCCAATATTTACGTTAGATACGCCTTTCATGTGTGAAGTCTTTTCGTTTGAGCTGGCTCTAAATCCTTGTGTAAAAACTACATCTTTTGAAGTTTTAATATTTTTTATTGAGTTCTCTGTTTTGCTGAATTCCTTACTTAGAACCCCATCTTTATTGGCTTTGTCAAATCTTGTGAAGATTTCATCCATGATAGAATTTTTAATCTTCGTTGCCTCATCTCTTAATACTTGTACCCTATATCCATTTACAACTACATGATAATTGATAGCTAGACTTGCTTGGTAGGTCTTCATGCCCGCCCTACCTCCGATTAACAAGGTGGTTCTTATGCCATCTCTTGGCTTAAATAGCCTTTCATATTTAGGATGGTTTTTTACAACTGCTTTCATTTATTCAAATACTACATCAGTAATATTAAGATTGCCGCTGTGCTCTATTTTGTCAAGTGGTTTACCGAAACCATGTTCATATACAAATTTTATTAATATAGGATTATCGCTATTCAATAATGCAATTAGAGCCTCTTCCTTGCTTCCGTATTTCTTTACAAGGGCTGACATTGCAAGCTCTCGAGAGTTCATCTCCTCGCTTATTGATTTGCGCCCTGCGCCTATTCTGGCTCCACCCTTTGCCATATTTTAGATTTTACTTGATTATTCAATTTTTTAGCATCCACCCCACCCACCTGGAGTATCTTTCTCATTCATGAGGCAAATGTAAGTATAATTTATGAAACAAAAAAAAGAGGCGATTATGCCTCTTGATAATTTTGAATGAAAGTTTTATGTTATGCGTACCAACTGCGATACGTTCCTCTATCTCCGTTCTCGTATTCAGTTAAACTATATCTACCATTACAAATATAAATATTATGTTCTGTTACTTTTACTAAATGCTTACTTTCATTACCTATAAATTCATTTGCACTTGGTTTAACTCTATCGCACATCATGCCTTCGCTCCCCTCTACTGTTTCATATGAGATTTCTCTAATAATTACCATTTTATTTGTAGTTCCTACCACTTGATAAAAATCTACGTTTGTTTGGTCGTACCCCCACGAAGAATAGAATATTTTACCTACTAAAGTTTTTACATCAAAGTCAGCATTTCTTTTTTTGTTTTCGGCTTTTTGTTTTGCCTCTGATTCTAAATTTGCCTTAACATTTGTATAAGTCTGAATTGCTTTTGCATCCCTTTGCTCGATATTAGCATACCAATAAGCCCATATAGTCTTTTTTGATCCTTTGTTTTTCCCTGTTGTTAATATTTTCCCATATTGTAAAGTGGGTTTATTTTTATCTCTGCCTCCGTTATTACCAAATTTTAAAAAGTAGTCGCCTATTTTAACTTCTTTTGGTTGAAATTTTGCTGCTGTTGTTTCGATTGTTGTGTTCATGTGTTTTATTTTTTTAGTGTTATTAAAGTTTTTTAGTAATCTACTTTGGTTCTTGCTTCTTTTGAATTTGCAGCAGCATTTTGAAGTTTTTTAAAATTTGTTGGGAAAAAACTCATTGCTGTTTTTCTGCTAAGGTTAAACCAAAATTTAGCGAAATCCATATAATTATTAAATTTGTATTCGTTTTTAAATTTGTCTGTGAATTTATTGTAAACTTTCATGTTGTTTGTGTTTTGTTTAGTTTAAGTTAAAAAAATTGATTGATAAGTATTTAAGTGATATTGAGAAAGATAATAACACCGCTTTATTTTTAAATGATGTCGAAATAGTGATAAAATCTTTTCCTCTTTTTTGGATTCCGTTTACCCAGTATTTTTTTTCTGTTGATTGAATTTTCATGTTTTTTGTTTTTTATTGTTATTGATAGTGCGAAGATAGTCTATAATTTGATATGCAATACATTAATTCAAAGTATTTTAGTAAATAATTTGTTAATGATTGTTAAAGCGTTGGTATTACTACGTTTCAGAGAAATAATAATTTAAAATAAAAATACTTTTAAAAATAGTTGAATAAATATTTGTATAAATAATTAATATAGTATAGTTTTGCTTTTTTAAACAATAAAACACAATACTATTATGACACAAGTAAACACAATTCAAAGCACCACTACTTTAGATTTAATTTTAGAATCAGTTGAAAAAGGATATAAAAAAGTAAAAGTAATTTTTAAAAAAATTGAAGCAACTGACTTCCCAGAAAGCACACATAATTTGCCATCAGTAAAAAAATGTATAGGTACGCAAAAAATCGGTTTTTTTGATGTTGTAAATGAAACAGGTGATATTTTATGGCTATTAAATAACAGGAAAGATGTTCAAGATATATTTTTTCATTCTTAAACTCAACTAATATGGAAAAAGAAAAAAAAGACTATCGCAAATATAATGGCGGTAAGAGAGAGGGCGCTGGTCGTCCTAATCCTTACTCGTGTAAAGTCGTATGCAAACAGGTAAGCATCCCAATAGACGGAGCTGCTGACTTGGCAGAGGCTGTCAAGGCTATCCGTCAAAAGTATTTGAAAAACCAGGTGGGTTTTTCGGAAGGTTCGTAATGTTAGTAAAGGTTTCGTAATTTTCGTAATGAAATAGTAAACTACTTAGATTTTTCGGAGTGTTTTGTTTTACTCTCATTAAAATGAGTGTGATACTTTATTTACTTATATTTATTATTTTATAAAGCGGTTAGATTTTTCTGAAATTATACTATTCAGCTAAGTAGTTGGATTTTTCTAAGATGTAGTAAAGTAGTTAGATTTTTCGAAGTGGTCGGTATTTCCGACAAGTTAGATTTTTCGGAGATGTTCGGTATTTCCGAACCACTTAGATTTTTCGGAGTACAAAAAAAGCCAACCTTAGTTAGCTTTCTTTGCCTTTTTAATCTAATAAATAAACACGTTTTGTATGAAAAAACTTTGCTCAATGCAAATGTAGTAAATAGTTTTAATAATCAAAAATTATTTTAAGCTCAAGATTCAATTAGATAATCTATTAATAATTGGTCAATCCATTCAACCGTATCATCGATATTTTTAGCTATGTAGTAAATACCACCCATTTCACTAACTATCCGCTCATATTTCTTTTGAAAATCGCTTTGCCTATCCTTAGCAAATTTTACTTCAATCTTTAGTGTTTGAGCTAATTTCTTCCCATTTATTACAATTGGGATCATGGCATGAATATCTGGGCTACCTTTAGTTCCAGTTCCTTTAATCCAATGTTCGCTACCTATTTGTTTTTTAAATCCTACAATATCTGTTACAATTTCCTTAGTAGATATTTTGCGCCCTGTGGTGTTAATCCGTTCCGCTTGGCATCCGTTCCATGTTAGATATTCGATAATACCTTGAGTAAGTCCGTTTGTTGAGTTGCAATTTCGGGTATAGTATCTGAAGTTGTTTAAATCAGTTTCATTGAATATTGGGTGTTTATTTTTGTAATATTTCATTTTAGCCTCAATAATCTTGTTTTTTGTCATTTTGTTCACTCTAGTATCATTTTTAGGTTTTCTATCAAATTTAGTACCTTAGAATTACAATTAGCCATATTATTCAGCGTCAATGGTATTGCAAAATCTTGTTTTAGTTGTTCATCAGTTTTAGTTCCTATTTTCCCTGTTGATATGTTTGTCCATGTTTTCAAGTCTTGGGTAACATATATTGTTCTGTATTTTTTGTGTACTAAAATTGTTTTCATGTTGTTTAATTTGTTGTAAATGGATTTCAACGGCTTTAGATAATCTCTTAGCCTTGTTGATTAAAATTAATGTTTTTTGTGTCATATGTTATTCAGTTGTATTTACTTTTATCCAATCATAAAGGCATTTTCTAGTTACGCCTAACTTTTTTGCTGCTATGGTTTTATTCAAGTTTTGGTTATTCTTATACATATCTAGAAATTTATCTTTTTTAGTGCGGTTATCATTTTCTTCTATTTTAACAGCAATGTTTTTTTTCCTTTCATTCAATTCTTTAGCCCATGCTATTTGAAATTCATTTCTATCTTTAATATCTTCAAATTTTGAATAAAAATCTATTTCTTTTATTACTTCATCTTGTGTAAGTTCAAACCATTCACCAGCTAATCTTTTGCTTAAATATTTTAGATGTAATCTTGTTTCTAATCCTTTAGGGTCATTTGTTATAATAAAACCTAAAATCTCACTACCATATGGGGCATAAGTTTTAAACTGATTAAATCTATCTAATGGGCTTTCATTTGTTGAATAACCTATTTTTATAGGAGTTAATCCTATATGTCTAAAAAAATAAACGCATCCTTTGTAGTTTTCTTTGTTTTGCATATGTATATATTTTACTCAAATATACATTATTTATGTTACACTTTTATTTTTTTATTGAGTTTTTTATATATTACAATTATTTATATTTAATTTTTGGCTAAAATCGGGGTTTTACTGCAACATTTGTTGCAGTAATGTTGCAGTAATGTTGCAGTACTTTTTCAATGATACCAACGCTTTCAGCGAATGTTACTGTAACATCGGTAAAAATCGGATTTTGAAAAAACTTTAAAATATCTTTTCTAAATCCCAAAATTGAAATGTTACAGTAACATTGTCGTAAAAATGGCATCAAAGCCGCATCATTACTACATTCTCTAGGTGCAACATAGGTGCAACATTGAGGCTCAAATGTTGCAGTAAAAAAGCGGTTTTTCAATTTCATGAGAATTTTATGTATTATAATTTTTCTTAATTTATTCTTTTGATAATTCCTTAATCCAGCGTATAATTTGCATCCGACTTACTCCCAAAGTTTCGCCTACTTTAGTACGGTTCAGCTCATTATTTTGGTTATAAAGCTCCATAAATTGCTCACGTTTTGACTTGTTTTTATGGTTGTACATTACTTGCTTGATTTCTCCCATTTCTAAAGAATTGACTTTTATTTTCTTAGCCATAGCAATAAAATACTTGCTTAGCTTTTCGGCTTTTAGCATCGATTCCTTAGATATTTGGAACGGGTCGATAGATTCCGAGTTCATAAAAAACTCCAAAACATGAAGAAGTAGAGCAAATCTAGGAATATAAGATTTTTGCTTTGGAAGCATTGATTTCATATATTCGTTTTCATCGTCTGAATTTTGAATTTCTGTTATTTCATTAAATATCCGCTCCCATTCTGTTTTAGCTGCCTTGCTTAATTTAGCCGTTTTAGGCAATATTTCAAAGTCCTCGGTATAATCTAAGAAGTTATTGATAACGTACTCATAAAAAGCTACAATTGCGTTCTCATACCATTGTATCGTAGCTGGGTCTATATCCTTACTATTATACCGAACTACTTTCAAATCAGGATCGGTTAATAGCATCCTATCAACAAATCCGTTATCCTTGTTTTCTTCTGTGTAGAATGTTTGCAATACATTAGGCTGTATCCCACCCAATACAGGAATAAGAGGCTTATCTACAAAAACACTTGATGCGGTTTTTCGATTCATTGAAACTGATTTGCCGCTCCAGGTAGAAAGCCAAAATTCTAAATCTGAACCAGCGCGATACTTATTCATGTCTTTAAACCAACCTGCTAATTCATCTTTAAATACCCCTACTGCATTTTTGCTATCTTGATGCAAAGCTACTAAAGCCTCTAGGGTAATATCATTTGCAATAAATTGCTGTTTAATTGGTTTTTTTACCTCCTCATGTTGTTTCTTTTCTTCCTTAGTCAATTTTTCATAGTGTTCAAATCTTTCATAATTCTTGATATATTCTTTAATTCTACGGCTATTAACTTTCTGCAATGGGTAAATAATATTGTGAATGCTAGGTGTTTTACCTAATCCTGCTTTACCTACAATTGCGATCCATACGTTAGCTATCTCATACCAACCTTTTTTAACTTCAATTTGTATGCTATTGCCAATTATAACTGATAGTTGCCATAGCATAGTGCAACCCATATAATCAATGCTGCTATCTAGTGTTTTATTGCATTCGATTATATAGTTTTGTATTTCAATAGGGTAAATATCAATTGGAAAGTCAATATCTTTTTGTTCAATCTTAATATCTTGCGAAATACTTTGTTTTTTAGGCATCATGCGGCTACCATATCCCTTATGGTATAAGTCCGCTGCGCTGTCCTTAAAATTGCCATTATGGTACTTTATGGTGTAAGCTAGGAATGGTGTGATAAGTTTCTCATTTGGGTAAATGGTTCCTGTTGAGAATAAATACATACAACCGCTATTTTTATATATATATCCCGAATGTGCCGACTTTGCACCATGTCGCAAAATAATGTAATGAGTAGTAAGGTTTGAAACAATATTAAATTCATCGCCTACAATATCGAATATTGACACTCTAGCATTGTAATCTTGCCAGGGTGTTATTTCAACATCAGTATAGGATTTTTTTAGCTTAGTTTCTTCAGGTTCAATCGTTTGAGCTACGAAATTATAGCTTCGGCAAACGTCCCATAAAATACATCTATCTTTTTCGCTAATAAGTTGAATATCTAAGTATTCAAGTTTTGATATTTTGTTTTCATAAATTACAACATATCCACCAACGCCACGCGATTCAATTACGCACTCTTTATGTCCTTCAAGTTTCGCTATTTT